ATACCATATCATTTTTGATATGGTAGGCCACTGAGCGATTGTTATTGTCGTATAGACGTAAATTCCCGCTTCCGTGGCGTTGTTGCTCATTGTATATACCCCGGTTTCCGGATCTTCCGCTGTAATATAAGTATCAACAGGGATGCCTGACCCGGTTACAACCAGCCCCATCTTTAGCGGGCTTACATACCCGCCTAATATCTTTTTATAGGCAACCGGGGCCGCCTTAAATATGTCGAGTTCATCGCTTCCGGCTGCGTATTCTGCCGGAGTGTAATAGTCAAAGTTATTTTGTAGGATTCTTCTGACATCGGCCGATACTATAGGGATCATTGCGGTCAAAGATGCATCATGAGTTGGATCTGATATTCCTAATTGTTCTTTGACCGTGGCAAGTCCTATAAGGTTCAATGTCATTATCTAGCCTCTTCTATAATCTTAATAAGATCCTCTTTGCTCATCCGGTCAGAACCGGTTATCCCGATTCCCTTTGCTTCTGCTATCAGGTCTTTTCTGGTCCTTTCACTGGGCCCTGACTGGACCTCTTCTTTTTTCTCTTCTTTTTTATCCATATCACAAATATGGGCTCTCAAATAGTCCTTCATTAAAAAAGGTCTGTTGCATTTCTCACAAATAAACATTCTATCCTCCAATATGGGGGCCGAAGCCCCCATAATCCTAACCTAGCAGTCTAACAGCCAGTTCAGGGTAAAGGGTTTTGGTTCCAATAAGCATGTCCCAGGTCATCATGTTCCGTTTATAGGTCATGTCATAGCCGTAGGTTACTCTTACAGCCAATCCACCCATATTAAGGGTTACAGACTCAGCCCCACCAATGGCGGGTTCAAGGGGTCTATTTACCAGGCAAAACGCATCGCGATGGAAAGCCAGGTTATTCACGGAGTTGGCGGTTACAGTCACGGCCTCATCGTTGGAATCGGCAGCAAGTGCGGGATAAATCCCAACATTACCGGCGCCGCCTGCTAGGGTAACATCAGCGGTAACTACATACTGATTGCCAGCAATCTGGATAAGGTCGCCTTTCAAAAGAGTAGTTGCAGCGGTGGCACCATTCACAGGAACCAATATAGACCCGGCGGTCGCACTATTTGTCAGTGGGGTACCTGCTAAAGTTCCCTTGGTGTGGGAAGCGATGTTCTGATCCATGGCAATATCAAAGCCGTATTTCCTGCCCAGAAAACCTTCTCTCATAATAGCCGCTTCACCGGACTTATCGATCTCGGCAAAGGAGTCAAGCTGGAGGAACTTGTCCTCTGCATCCTCATCAATTACAAGATATCTGGGGGATCTGGGGGCCTTATTAGCCTCAAGAGCCTTTTTACAGCCAGTTATATCACTCAGCGCGTCGGGGGTAGTCCCGGCTGCCCCTACGGTGTAGGGCACGTCTTTATACAGGGCCGCAAGTTTTGCATCAATATTCTGGGCCAGTCCCTTCATTGCGGGCATGATATACTGAATTTCAAAATCGTTGATATTCATGGTCAGCTCTTTGGAACCAACCTTTTTGTCAACGGTTATGATATTTGACAGCTGAACGCTTACAGCTTCTTCGGTTACTTCACCAAAGGATACACCTGCGGACTCGTCAAAGTCTGTCGCGGTGAAAAGTTCCGGTTTTCTAACCTGGACAGTGTCGCCCTTTTTACCATACGCATTGTCATAATCCCTATTTACAGCCCCGGCCAGCGCGAGATTAGCTTCCAGGAAAGGAAGGGATCTTTCAGCAATGTCGGTTACGCTTAAAAATGTGTTTGACATTTATTTACTCCTATTTATATATTCTCCTGCCGTCTGACAGGGCTCTCGCTCGTTTTATCTGTTCTGCAAAAGATAGTTTTTCTACTTCTTTCCCACCTTCTGGTTTTTTACCGCTTAGCCGTGAAACAAGTTCTTTTTCAAGTCTCGCCTCAACTTCTTTGTTTATGGCTTCATTGAGGGCTTTCGCATCCTCTGCCATTTCTTCCGCGGTCTCGCCTTTGATCCGTCCACTAAAAAGATTAGGGTCAAGTTTGGCCTCATAAAGCACCTTAGTAAGATCCCTCTCTCTTCTAAGAGATTCGGTTTCCTGCTTAATCTGCTCTGCTTCTTCCATCGCTTTTTTGCGTATGGCCTCGGCCTTTTCGGTCTCGCTTAACTTCTCCATCTCTAAGGCTTCTTTTTCTTTGGCCAGGTCGGACACTTTTTTGTTAAGCCCTCTCAGCTCTGCCTTATAGCGGTTCTCCATCTCTTCAATTTTAGATTCAATCGTGGGATTTTGTTGATCCTGCTGAATAGCCTGATCTTCTGTTTGGGCCTGATCCTGCTCAACGGCCTGATCTTGCTTTGATTCCATTGTAAACTCCTTTTGACGTCTTGTCAATGTACTAATATTGTTTAATCCAATCACTGTATGATGTGAAGCTTATAACCTCACGCTCTTTGGTGACCGGGTTAATTGCTACTCTTGTCACGGGGCTTTCCCCGTCTATGATGGTCATTGTTGTGCAGCGGCAATTTATATTGTCCCCCGCCTGACTCATCTGCCCCGGGGCGAGCCCCCGCGCTCCTGTAACCGGGGAAACAAACGGTTCCCCTACCCCTGTTATCCGCTGCCCGTCTAATGCTCTATGGCTCGGGCGGGTTTTGCCATCCAGTGAGGCAAGCCATTCTTTTTGTACCGCAAACCCTGAATTTTCAAGGTTCTCAGCGTTAAGGATTGCCGCAGCATTCAGTACGCGCTGGCCCTCTGTCCTTGCTACCCTGACCGCATTGTATGTGCTAGATTCTAACACCTCTTTTATAGCTTTAGCCTGCTTTGCATATCCTTTCCCAGTGATAAGCCCATTTTCAACAGTCCGCAGGACTTTATCTAACCCGGCAAGATAATTTTTATTTAATAGGTCCGCAAGCGTACCAAATTGCGGGGTGTAAGGGATGGGGCTTTTATATTTCTTCTGGATTGCAACCCATTTTTTTATGTTCCCGGTGACAGCATACTCAACTAAGTCCGGGTTAATAGGTGGGGGAGTATATGGCACCGCCCATGAGGCAAGGTAAGATTGCCTATAATAGTTTTCTGTCATGGCCGTTGTTAATGATTTTTTTATGGTCCTTCCAGCCTTGTCTGCTGCGGCCTTATAGGCAATCTTGATCTGATCCTCGAGCGCTTTCAATCGGTCATATTTTAGCATTTCTTTGTAATAATCTTGAGCTTCCACCCCGGCAAGCTTGGCATATTGTTTTTCAAGGAGAGATTGTATTTCTTCCAGAGCGCCCTTATAGGCCGTTACTATCTCTTTGCCTGCTCCTGTGATAGACTTCTCCGCGTCAAGATAGCCGGCCTCGGTGGCTTTAAGATAGGTCACTATCTAAAACCCCATACAATTCGGCACGCTCTGAACTTTCCGCATCAAGCCGCTCCTTTTCCATCTCATAGTCAAACCCTGATTCCTCTATTTTGGTCTGCATTGACAGGAAGGTTGCTTCATTAAGGGCCCTGATTTTTTCTTCCAGGTCGGTCATGGTATTCCGGGCGAAAAAGACGTCTACCGGTTCGACTGTATGGCCCATCTTGCTTTCAATCTCGCCGATTAACTCAAGGCGTTTTTCTATACCATCCCGGAAAACCTTTTCAATCCTGTTTGAATACATATCCATGTCAAACATCCGTGTCAATAGAGCTTTCCCGGAAGTGGCCCCGCTAATCCCAGTGTCAGGATTGTACCAATCGACAACATGGGCGTGCTTATGGATCTCTTGGATCAACAGCTTAGAAACGTATTCCCTGAATTGTGGGCTCATGTCTTTGGTTAGGTATTCGGCCCTCATGTCAGATTTCATACCCTGTAGGGCTTTCCATTCGTCCATGTGGTCAAGATCTTCCGGTTTTACCATGGTACCCAAAACCAGCAGAGCATCAACCAATCGCTCGATCTCATTTGAGTTACCGGTTATCAACCAATCGAGCGCGTCTATGTACGGGATAATCTGGTGAAACGGGGGTTTCTCCCCTATAATCTGGGTGTTATAGATTATTACCGGGCACTGGGAGAAGAACAGCTCTTTGGCCTCTTCCCGTTCTGATATATTGCCGCTCTCTATTTTGTAGTATTGCCATTCGTCCGCGTAAATAACATCGATCAGCTGCCTCCCCTCCCCCTTTGACCTGACCCATACAGCCCCGAATAGTTCGGCGTCAATATCATCGGTATAAATGGGGATTACGGACTTAGGGGAGAGATTAGAATAAACCGGGTTAGCCTGTTCGTCTGTGTAGACCAGTTCGACCGCTTTATTATAGGCCAGGGCCTGCACCCCGGCTTTCATATCTTTTACGGCTGTCTTGTTCTTTTTAATAACCTCTTTTAAACGGTCCTGATAGTTTTCCCCGGTCTGGTATTGCACGTCATTGAAAAGATACCCGGCCATTGAATCCACAATGGAGGTATAATAAGCGGTGGGGACAAAATTATTTGGGGTCTTTCCCCTGTACTTTCTGCTTTTAACCTTTTCAGCAAGAGGCGGGTTCTCTGCCTGGTAATACTGTGTATAAACATCTATCTTTCTGTAAGCCTCTGAGCTTGCCCAGTTGTCGGCCAGCTTCTTGATCTCGTCAGTGGTCAATTTATCCATAAATCCCCCTAATAAACAATGTTTGAAGTTACGCCAATACGCTCATGGCATAACATGATAAAGGCATCAATATAATGGTCATTACCATCTTTGGGCTTTGGCAGCAATTTGCCAGTTTTATCCTCTGCCCAAGAAAAGGTCTGAAATTCACGCTGTAAATCCGTATCCCCGTCTATCAGGTGAATTTTATAGGCCGATAAAACGTTGACCATTTCGGCCTTGTAGTTTGGTTTCTTATTTACCTTTTCAATTCTGTAGAAACCACGTCTAAAAAGATCCTCTCGGCTCTTTGGTTCGGCACTGTCCGCGATGATTAAATCGTACTGATCCACCCCAGCCAGTACCATTTTATCATACAATTCGTCATTTGTTAAGTCTGTACTATAAACAAGCCCTTTTATCCAAATGTCGGTAGAATTGGCCCAGACTTTCACGCAGGCAGCCGGGTCGGAAGAGAACCCAAAGTCAAGCCCTATGCCTAACTCGTCTACCCCATCGGGAACTTGTTTGGCAATATCCCAGTTCTTGAAAATAACCCCTTTCATCTCAGCATAAAGCCCGAGCGCCCAGAGCTTATATAGCGCCGGGTTTGTGTTCTTGTACCCTTCCAGGCGCTTCTTTACATTTTCCGGGCAGTATTCGTTATTTTTGTAAGTCGTACGCAGGGTGGAAACATAGGTCCCCAGGTTGTCGTCATAATACCGCAGGATTTCCCCAGTCGTCTCGCTTACCTGGAACTGTTTTTCAAACCAAAAGAGAGAGCCGGCCAGCTTTGGGACCGGGTTATGACATAAGTATATGCTGTGATAATGCCCGCCACGGATTGACTGGTCGATTGTCTCAAAGTCCTGTTCTGTGAATTCGTTGGCCTCATCCATAAGAACGATCGAAACGGCAGAAAGTCCCTTGAGCTTTTCGGCATCGTCCGCGCCCTTAAAGATGATAGTTGATCCGTTTTTGAGGGTGATATGCAACGGGCTGACCGTCTTTGTATATTCAATCCCTGCCAAGTTAAGAATCTTAATGGCATCCGCAAATAGCGTGTCTTTGATCGATCCGTAAACCTTCCGCATGAAACAAGCCCTGGTTTCCGGCCAGTTCTCCAGGCGGGTCAGTATTGCCAGGATAGAATCGAAGGTCTTTGCCGACCAGCGCCCGCCGATGCTGTAGTAATACCGGGAATAATCCTTAAAGAGATCTTGATTTATTTTATTTGGTTTCAGGCCCATCGCCGCCCATTACCTCACCCCAGCCTTTTACTATGGTTGTAGTCGTCCCGCTGGTCTCTATTTCCTGTTTGTCCCTAAATTTTGCCGGTTGCCTGTTTTTCAACCAGAATATTTGTGCCGTTGTATTGGGAGGGAAATATTCATCATACTTGATTATTTTGATTTTGCTACCCATCCCCCCGCCTAATGATTCGGCCATTGGCTTTTCAACGGCCTTTACATATCCCACTGCATTGGAGTAAAGAGAACGGGCGACTTTCCCATCGGCAATGGCCTTGCCTTCATTTAAGGACTTAAGAAACTCAGAATGCGCTTTCTTCCAAGCGTTTATGGTGACCTCGGAAACCTCGAAGAATTCAGCCAGTTCTTTATCTGTAGCCCCTAATAGGCAATAGTTAAATGCTAACTGAGAAAATTCTTTTTTATATCTCGTCGGTCTACCACCTGGCATTCTCAACCCCCCACCCTAAGCCCCGGGAAATTCAGGGCCATGTCAATATATTTCTTTGCCTCATCCCACGAGTGGACTATGCAATAAAGCCGGAAAGGCTCTGATCGAATCGATTCCTCAAACCGGATTTGATTTTGTGATTGTTTTCCTTTTGGCGCTTTTACTTCCATGTAGACAGTATAACCGTTTTCCAGCCAGATTTCAATGTCAGACACACCGGCCAGCAATCCCATGGTTACAAGTTGCATCTGCATAATTTTTGACCGCCCGGCTGCTTCATTGGCAATAGCAAAACATTTTGTAACCCCGGGGTATTTTCTTAGGGGTTTGACTATTGAGGATTGTATTAGGGCTTCTGTCTGTTTCATTTCTTCCCCCAAAAGACATCTAATACATCATCCAATATATCAGACAATAGATAAGCCTTAAACTCTGGCTCATTGTGACAAGATAAGATCCCATACAAATAATCAAAATAATGTGATAGTTCATGGAGTAGAACTTTTCTATTTGCTGGGTCCTCAATAAATATAAAATTTTCAAAGTGTAAACCGTCTGATTCTTTATCCCCTTCCCATTCTGGGTACTTATGCCTCACGTGCCTATCAAAATTCCCTCTATTCTTTCCCCCTGTATAGATCATAAGCCTATGATCTGCAAAAGGGATATTTATGAGCTCTAGCCCAGGAATATTCTTTTCTTTTTCTTTTTTCATGCGATTATCCTTGTCACCAGCTCTTTAGCCATGTGATTAGTATACTCCTTTTTTTTGTGGGTGTAAAAGGGGGTCTAGTTTCCTTTACTCAGGATGGTATCTCTTATATATTTATTTATGAATTTAGTGAATAGATCTTTAAGCTCTGGGGTTTTTTCATCTAACGCCTTTGAACACTTCCCGTTTGCAAACCGACCCAAAACAAAATTATATGAAAGCCAATAATTCGCCTTATATTCTCTAGGGGTTTTTGAAACAACTTTTAATTTAATCCATTCACTTTCTAGCTTAGTTGCGTAAAAGTCCCACTCTTCTATACTTCCAATCTTTTTGTAATCATCGTTCCCTGGTGCATTCCCTGAATAAAAACATCCCGCTCTGGACATAAAAAAACCTCTTTAATCTATCCCCGTGACAATCCGCTTATACGAACCGCATGGGCTAAAATCCGTATGGGCAGGGATAGATTAAAAAAGGTCTTTCTCTGCTCATGCTTTTTCCCGGTGTCAACCGGCAGATCAACGATCTATATTTAATATAACATATCATAAAACAAAAGTCAACTCTCACACTCCTTCCAAATGGGGACAAACAGGGACATCCCCCTAAAGGGGGGATGTATCCCTTATCATTTGCCCTGTCTGTCCCCATTGTCGGACAAGGACAACCTAGGGACATGTCCCTAAATGTCCCTGTCTGTCCCCTGTCTTGATAGTATCATTTGTGATGATAAATCGTCATTAATTACTTTAAAAAAACTTAGTTCCTTGACT